TCAGCAATCATTCAATGCAAATCCAAAGTCGTCGCTGGAAACTTGAGCCGCTTCGTTGAGCCGTTGACGTAGCGCTGCGGTCAGCTGTCGCTCCACTTCCCAAGGATCCGACAGGGCGGCGAGCTGCGGTGCCAATTGCGGCGAGAGACTCATCAGCGAGTGATTGAGTGAACGTGCGGTCTCATAAGCGGCCTTCTTCACAAAGCTGATTTCCACCAATTCACTCTGCGCCTTGCGAAACTCCATCTTAGCCATCCGCGCCAGGTAATGCTCGCGATGCGCACGTGCTTTCTGAAAGTCCGGGGTCTGCCCTTGCGCAGGATCAGCGGGCGGCGGCGCAGCCATGTTAGTCGGCTCGGATTGAGCTGCGACGTGACTGTACACATCACGCTGAAGCCGATCCTATTGATGGCGAGCGGCGACGGCAGCCTTGCTCGGGTCGGCGGCGGATCAACGCTTCAGTGGCCAGCACGTCGACTTGCTTGCCATTGGGTGACAGTACCAGGCAGCCATTCTCTTTCAGCCAGGTGATGTAGCTCGGTGACCGGCCGATGTGCAAAGCGAAGGCGCTCTTTGACATGTACATGACTGCGTTCACAAGCCCTCCTTTTCAGCGCTTTTCAATGAATCCATTCAAGATTTCAGTGGATTGAAATTTCAGTAAGCTGGCGGGCCTCCCACTAACAAGATCCCGCGGGTTTCCGACCCCGTGTCCTTTGAAAGTCCTCAGGGGCCCCGGCAAATTTTCAGTGGCATGGCTGCAGATCCGCCTCGCTCGACTAGCATCAGTGGACGATCCTTCAGAGGGAGAGATGTCATGGAAATGATTGCCGTGCGTTCCAGTGCGATGACTGCCGTTGGCTACGATCCAGCAACGAGACGAATGAAGATCCGCTTTGAACAAGGCCACTCCTACGACTTCTGCGGCGTTCCCTCAACAGTGCATCAGGGTTTGATGATGGCCACATCCAAAGGCTCGTACTACAACCGGCACATACGTGATCGTTATCAGTGCTGAGTGACGTCTTCCATTTGGAAAGACGGACATCCATGCGCAGGTTTCAGCTAGAGAGAATCCGCGAGTTCGATAACCCGTGTAGGGGGCGGCCCTCGGGGAGGACCCGTAAAATCTGCGCCCTACCCGGCCTGCCCGGCTCATGCCTTCGACTTGGCCTCGCTCAGGTCCAAGCGTTTGGCCACCCAGCGCTCGTACAAGCCGATGGCGACATCGGCGCCGGCCATCGCGGTCAGGCAACCCAGGGCGCCCGCCGTCCAGATCGACAGGCCCGCGCCGAACAACAACATCATCGCTGACACGCCGCAGACGATGCAGGCACCGGACCGAAGTGCGAGGCGGCGCAACAATGCCCAGCCTCTCGCCCCGTCCTTGTCGGCGCGCCACATCTCGCCGGACACGCCTCCAACCAATGACAGGGCAATCACCAACCAGATCGGCATCTCTGCCAGTGCCTGTTGCTCGTTCGTCATTGCCCTGCCCCTTAAACAAAAAGACCCGGCGCATTGGCCGGGTCAGGTGGTGGGTGGCCTGCCGCGCTTTGCGGTCGCACCCATCGAAGATGGCCCCTTTTTACAGGTCGATTCTGGTGGCAGCAAGACCGTTTTAATGCCATCCGGTGAATGTGTGGGTGACGCCCGGTGAACGGCAGGCGAATGTCGGTGAATATCTATCACGGCTGTCTTTTGATTTTCTGGCGTCCCATGCGTCCCACCTCTCTAAAACAAGGTGGGACGTCTGAAAGCCCCGTAGATTGGGGCTTTGCCCCACCGTCCTACTTTTATCTCTCTTTTCTCGTGTATAGAGAGAATATTTAAAAACACGCGTGCGCGTGAACACGCGCATTGATGCCCGCTACGCACACACGGGCGGGTGGCATGAAAAAGGTAGGACGGTGGGACAGCCCTGCAACGACGCGGCCTGCGCCCGTCCCACCACCGCAAAAAGCGGTGGGACGAAGGCAGGCCGGTGGGACGGCGTGAGCCAGAGGAATGCCCACGATCAAGCCGCTTCCCCCAGGAGGAAGTGCTCGACCACAATGTGAGCGTCATGCAGGCGCTGGTAGTAGAGGTTGCGTGTGCAGCCACTCTCAGCCAGACGCGCAGTCAAAGGCGCATCAGGCTGGAAGTAATGCACTTGCACCACCGTCATCAACTCGGGATCAAGGCGTTTCTTGACGATGCGCTCGATGTCCAGGGAGGCCTCCAGCGGCACCCTGCTCCCGCGCCTGCCGCGCAAGAGCTGGCCACCGCTCTCCATCATCATCGCAACCATGTTGCCGCCCGAGTAACCGGCGGCGACCTCATCGCTGTGCAGCTCCTGCGCCCATTGCTTGAGAGCCATATCGATCGCTTTAATCATCGAAGCACGGCTCCTCGAGCTCAGGTTGTTCCAGCGCAGGTGCCCTGCCCCAACCCTCCGGTTTCTTGTACGCCCAGGGCCGCTGGCCGCTCTTGCTCAAGGCGCCCAAACGGAACCGTCTCCAGCCCAGTCGATGCAGAATCGCACCAACGCGCATCTGCTCGGGTTTGCCCCAATGCCCGGGATCGAGTTTGAGTGCCTGACTCATCACCTCACTGCCGGTGGTGGTCTCGCCAATCTGCGACTCTTCGAGCCAGGTCAGGATGGGCGTTTCCCATTCGTCCACCACAAAGCGTTCGTCCTGCTCCTCGCTGAACATCGGCGCTTCCTCTCGCGTTACCCACCAGAGGTCGCCGGCCTCAAAGCAGAACATCGCTTCGGCCCACAGCTGATCGCGGATCTCGCGCAGCAACGCCACGTCGACCTTGGTACAGGCCACCGGCCAATAGCGTCGGTTGCCGGTGGCGTCCTTGAGGTACTCGTCCTGGTTGGTGGTACCGACGAAAACACACTGGCGTGGCACGTCCAGCGTTCTGCGGCCATAGCTTTCGCGGTAGGTGTCGGTCGATGCTGAGAAGAACTGCTTGGCCTTGGTGCTTTCAGCCTTGTTGAAGCTGTCCAACTCGCCGAGCTCGACGATCCACTTGCCACGAATCGCCTGAAAGCCGTCCTTGTCGCCGAGTGCAAACGGCGTGTCCATGAACCACTCGCCGCCGAGCACACTCATGGCGGTCGACTTACCGGCGCCTTGTACGCCTTCGAGGATCATTACCGAGTCCGCCTTGCAGCCCGGCTTCATCACCCGCGCCACGGCCGAGATCATCCAGCGCTTGCCGACCTTGGACGTGTAGTCAGTTGTCTTCACCCCCATGACATCCGTCAGCCAACGCTCCAGGCGCGGCACGCGATCCCATTCGAGCTTTTTCAGGTACTCACGCACCGGGTGAAAGGCGTGGTCGTGGGCCACGACGCTGACGGCTTCGATCACGTGCGAGGACTTCACACGCAGGTTGTACTGCTGCGCGAGCCACTTCATGACGCGCACATCATCAATGTCGGCCCACTCGCCAGTGCCACCGCCATAAGGTGCGGCGCGCAACTTGACGATCTTCGAGCTGAAGGCGCAGTAGCTGATCACCCCGGCCCAGCGTTCGTCGTGAGCGAGGATTAGTTCCACGTTCTGCATGTGCGCGATCAGGGCGCCGCTTTCACTGCGGGCCAGTTGATCTTTCCAGCCACCAGCCGCCGGTGGACGAACCACGGCCAACACCTGACGGCGTACGGCATCAAGGCCTTCGGCGACGTGCAGGTCGTTGAAGTCGGTCCACTTGTCATAACGCTCGACAGAGAAGATCGGCGCAACGACCTGGGCACCGACGATCAGCGCGGCGTTGCTGGCCTTCTCCTCACCCGGGTTCCACGCATCGCCGTTGGGCTTGGTGGTTTTCCAGTCGTCATCGCGGCAAATGATCAGCGGGCAGCCGGCGAAGCGTTCGCGCATGGCCTTGCACACGGCGAGCAAGTTACCGGCATCAAAGGCTACGGCCACAGCGAGCGACGTCGCCATGTGCAGGCTGGCGCCCGTGGCGTAGCCCTCACAAACCAGCACCGGTTCACCCGGCTCCGGGTGCGGACCGAGCAGGTGAAAGGTGCCCTCCTTCGCCATGCCGTAAGGCCAGTAGGATTTGTCGCGGCCGGTGTCTTCCTGCTTGTTCGGGAAGATCACCTGCAGGCCCATGATTTGATCACGGGCGTTCTTCATCGGCACCAGTACCGCACCGGTGCGCGGCGCGTAACGCACGTTGATGCCAACAATCTGCTTGCGGTCCAGGTAATCGCTACGCCCGGTGGTCGGCATACGCTCGAACAAACCCTGCGCCCTTTTCGCGGCCCGCCGCGCAGCGTTACTCGCGATTTCGGCGGCACGGCGCTTGGCTTCTTCTTGGCGGGCGCGCATCACTTCGCGCTCTTCGGGGGACATGCGACCAGCCTTGACCTTGATCTTCTGCGTCTCGCCCGAACGCCAGTCACCGAAGGCGCCAAAGATCAGCGTGTCGCCCTTCTCCGTGCGCTGCTCGTGGACCACGTACCAGCCGTTCTTTTCCTTGCCCTTGTCCTGCGATGTTTTGCAGCGGGTCAGCTTGCCGAACACCAGCGGTTGCGCTGGTTCCAGACCGTAATCGGCGAATTGGCCCAATACCTCATCGAGCATGCTGAATCCCCCGCTCAGAGAGAGACTGGCAGCTGATGCACTGCGAGCAACCCGGTGAGGCCAGGCGACGGGCTTCCGGAATCGGATCGTCACAGGCCTCACAGAACAGCAAGGAATGGGCAGCGCTTTCGGCCTTGGCAGCGCTGCGCGCAGCCATGGCCTGATCGATGCGTTCCTGCACCAGGTCGTTGGCGAAATCGGCGATGTCAGCCACGGTCAGCACCTCGCGTCGTCTGGTTGACGTAGGTGGCGCGGTTGAACAAACCCAGCAGCCCTTGAATGCCCCGGAACACCTGCAGGCGAATCGCAGCCAGTTCCTGATCAGTCACCACACCGTCGCCGATGCTCTTGGCCCACGTCTCGGCCAGATCAGCGACCTGGCGGAAGTATTCGGCGATGCCCGTCGTGAGGGTTTCCGGCATGTCATTGGTGTAGGTGTCGGCCAGCTCCTGCCAGATCGTGTCACCGACCAGCGCATGCACCGCATCGAGAATGCGGCGATCCTTGGTCAGTTCGAGGATCTCGCCAAACTCCTGAATGTTGATGGAGTGGCTCGGATGGGTCGGCGACAGCTTGTGCTGCAGCGTGGTCGGGTTGCGACCCGTTGTAGCAGCGATAGCAGCAGCGCCGCCCGGGTAATCGCGAGCGGCGTGGTACAGCGCTAAATCGAGCGGCAGGATTTCCCGCTGCGCCCGTTCCAGAGAACTGAGAGCAATTCGGCTCATGGCATTAATCCTAAAAGTTGCCAGTGCCGCGCGACAGAAGTTGGTGATACATTTGCCGCGTGGTCTGGAGAGGCCCAAAGCCGGCTAGGTTCGTAAGACCAACACCGGCACCGTGCCGGGGCGAACAATCCGTTGTTCACCCCTGGCGCAACAGCTGCCAGCTCTGTGGTAAGAACGGCAGCAACACCAAGGCTTCCGAGCCTTGGAAACGCGATGAAAGTCGGCGGCATGTGGTGTGCTCGCCTTCTGACATCGCGACCCGATAGCATTGTGGTGATGCTGTCGGGAGAAACTGGGCGACCCTTGGGTCGCCTTTTTTCTATGCAGCTTGTATTTCAGCGTCGGATTCGGCTGGGAATATCTCGGGTAAATCCGGCCTAAGCTGATGAGGTAGCAGCGCTCCAGAAAGTGCTTTCGACAGATGTCGAACCTGTGCGACTGGGATACCTCGCCGACGCCAATTAAAGAATCTCTGAGGGCTGATTTTGCACTCTCGCGAAAGCTGGGAAGGGCTTTTGCCGGAGGCCTCAGCAACCTGCAGTACTAAATCGAATATCTGAGCAGGTGTACTCATGACGTTATCCATACCAAACAATTTGAACAGCAGAACCAAACAATACGTTTGTTATCATCTGAATGCAAGCGCTGTAACATTCTGTTTATGAGTAAACAAACGCAAAACCTCAAAGGCCAACGCTTTCGTGAAGCGCTCGAAGACTCCGGATTGACGGGGGCCCAGCTCGCTCGAATTCTCGATCTCGAGAACGACCAGAACATCACGAACTGGAAAGCTAGGGGCGTCCCCGCGTACATGGTCGGCGAAGTTGCGCTGACACTTGTCGTGGAGCGCGAGTGGCTAGAAGGGAAAGATGTACCAATGCGGACCAAGAGCACTGAGCGAAACCCATTACGCCCGGCTGCTAACGATTCGCCGCTTTACGTGCTGGAGCCAATGGCTCCTTGGGACTCAGAAACACCAATAGACAATGACGAGGTGGAGCTAAGGTTGTACAAGGAAGTGGAGTTATCCTCTGGGCCTGGAAAGGTTGCGCGTACAGAGGTTCAGGAGATCGCTGGGCCCAAGCTTCGTTTTTCACGAGCTACGATGAGGACTTGCGGAGTAGATCCCTCAAACGCTGTATTTGCCACCAACAGCGGGAACAGTAATCACCCACTGATTCTTTCGGGAGCGACAGTCGGCATTGATACGGGAATGACGCGAATCGTTGACGGCGAAATGTACGCAATCGACCACGACGGGCATTTTCGGATTAAATTTCTTCAACGTACTGCCAACGGCATCAAGATGAGGAGCTTCAATTCACAGGAATACGCTGACGAAGACTATGACTTCGATCAGATCATGGCTCAACGGGTGGTAATTCTTGGCCGCATATTTTGGTGGTCATCAATACGTCCATTGAAAGGCCCCTCTCTGATCTGACACCAAACAAAATGTGTTGACCAAAAACCAAACAAATTGTTTACTTGCCTCACTCTCCAACCACAGTGAGGCATCACCATGCGCGCCACCGCATCCCTACATGTCCATCCTGCATGCGTCAGCAATCGCAAACTGATCGAACAGCTGCAGCTCGCCACGGGCTGTCTGGTCGTCATTCATAACAGCAAACCCAAGCTTGTCGCCAAGTCCTGCCAGCCCTCTCCTATCGATCCGAACGGTGGAGGGCACGCAGCATGATCAAGTACAAGATCGACAACCGCACCCTGCAGTTGCTCAACGCCCAGGTGAACCTGACCGAGACCTTCAACCATGTCCTGCGCACAGCACCGAAGCGTGAATGCCTGGCATTCCGTCTCAAGGCTGAGCGCGGCACAGTGGAAAGCACTTTTGTCGTCGAACTGGGCAGCGAACGCCACACGCTAACCCTGCCAAACGACAAGAAGATGCACCTCAAACTGGCCGATTTCATTGAAGAGATTGCCAACGGTCCGTTCGACGCGAGCAACTCCAGCGACCTGGTGCCTCTCCCGCATGCCGACCGTCAATACGGTCGCGTTGAAGTCCAGGACAAGCAGCGCGTGTTCGAACTGGTGCACACCGGCGGCGTGCTGAGCCTCGACATGGGTTTTGAACTTCCCCTGCATGTGGCGCTGCATCGCACTCATACACGCCGCGGCGTCACCGCGATCTTGAGTATCGGCAACAAGAGTCCGCACACACGCTGCTTCACCTTGTACGACTCCGATGCCGAGATTTACGCAAAGGTCATTGAGTCCATCAACCACCTTGCTGCAGCGGCCACTCCAGCTGCGCACGCAGCATGAGGAGGGCGCTATGGAACGCACTCTCGCCCAAGCAGCCGCTCAACTCGGCCTCACTCGCCCCAAACTGATCGCTCTCATGCGGGAAAAAGGTTTGCTCAAGGGAAACCTGCCGGCGGACCCGAAGCGCGACAGAGAGTACCTGCGGGTCAAGGACAGTCCCTGGTATGACGAGAAACACGGAATGCAGTACAGCCAGTCTACTCGGGTGAAGCAGGCCGGTGTCCGTTGGCTGGCCGAGCAGTTGGACATCGATCTTCCTGCCATCCCGGCAGATCGCCGTGACGTGGCCTAGGGAGTACGCCCGCCAGATCGTTGCCATGCGCACACGCGAGGAGCGTAACGCCGCGCTCCTCGAGGTGCCCGAACATCTGCGCGAGCTGACCAGACGCCACTGCCTGAATGCCTGGAACCACCCGGCACGACAACAACGCAAGGAGGCTAGACAAGGCCATGAGTAACGCTACACAGAATCCGCTTCGCCTTCATCCGGCGCCCGAATCGGCCACCGTCGAACTGCTGTATCGCATCTTCGGTGATGTCCTGATCCCGCTGGAAAAAGTCCGCGAGCAGTACTTTCGCAATCTCAACGAGCAGTCGTTCGTGACGGAGATCAACAGCGGCCGGATCCAGCTTCCGATCACCACGCTGGACACCAGCCGCAAGGCGCTGAAGTACGCGCACATCCGCCATGTTGCCTCGCTGATCGACATCCGCGCCTACAAGGCGGATGAAGACATGCAACGCCAGCAGGACGGCCAACGCCAAACGGCCCCCGCACCACTGACGGCTGTCACCACCAGCCAACGACAATCCTAGGAGCACACCACATGATGACCACAATACAAATCGGTGCACTGATCATTCTGATAGCTCTGGCCGCCCTGCTGCTCTGGGGCGGTTACATCATAGGCCGCAGCGATGGCCTGGAGACCGGCCTGCGCGAGGGTGAAGACATCCAACGCGCCGCAAGCGCCAAAACCATCAGCGAGCTTCGGGCCTCCCTGCAGTTCATCCGGGCCGATCACACTCGCTTGGCGCAAACCTGCAAAAGACTTGAAGCCCCCCCCCTCTTCGGCCCGGCCGAACACCAGACGCTGGTCGCCATCGGCGAGTTGCTGCGGATCGCCGGCGAAACCTTCAGCGCCTTTCGTACCGGCAAGAAGCTCGAGCGTGATGCCCGATCACTGCGCGACCAGGCACTTGCAATGGCTGCGCAGCTGCAAACAGGAATCCAGGGCAGCTTAGTAGGACAACCACTCGGCACCGCCAACCAATTTACTGTGGAGGCTACGTGATGTGGTTACTTTTCCCTCAGTCGCAACGGACGGAACGTCCGGCCCCGTGCTCATCGGAAGAAGCACCTTACTCACACAGAAGGGAGGGTTAAGGAAATGACTAATAGCAGTTTGGAATCCGTACCTCACCCTGACGTAGATAAGGTGTCGGAGGAAGTTATGGCCCATTTCTTAGGCATTTCGTCTAGGGCTCTTGCGACGCGCCGCGCACGCAAACAGATACCCGAAGGGGTCTGGAACAAGCAGGGACATCGCATTATGTATAGCAAAAGAAGGTACGAGGAATGGCAAGAAGCACAATGGATTTGCCCAGTGGAGTGGAACTCTTCCGCAAATCCCTCAGGATTCGTTTTACTTGGAACGGGGTCCGCAGATGCGAAACGCTCCCCTACCCCGCGACGCAGAAAGGCATTAAAGCTGCATCCCAACTACGCGATCAAGTAAACAGCCTGATCAAGCTCGGTCTCCTTGATGATACCAAGTACGCCGAGCTGTTCCCCGGCTCGGCCGTTCTGCTGAACAGCATTCCAACCTTTCACGAATACGCACAGCTTTGGCTTGATGGTCGAGTCATCACAACAGGCACGCGCAACAACTACAAAGGTGCACTGAATCTGTACTGGATTCCGCCACTGGCACTGATCCGCATAGATCAAATCACCACCACACTCCTTCGCCGCATCATTGCGGCCACGGAATGGACATCGCCAGGTGTTCGGCGTAACGCCCTGGTCAAACTGTCGACGATTCTGGAAGCGGCAGTAGCTGAAGAATTGATCAAGAAGAACCCGGCCGCGACGATAGACCGACCCAAGCGATCGCGAAAGGAGATCAGCCCGTTCTCCTTGGATGAAGCGAACCGCATCATTGCCCATCTGTACCAGACAACGCACTGGCCTAGCGGGATCTATGCCGCATTCTTTGAGTTCGCATTCTTCACGGGGCTTCGGCTGTCGGAGGTCGCGGCGTTGCGCTGGGATGCTGTCGACCTTGTGAAACGCCAGGTACATGTCTGCCGCACCGTAGCGCTTGGCCTCGTCGAGGAGCGAACCAAGACCAACAAGGACCGCTTTGTTCTGCTGAATGAACGAGCGCTGCACGCGCTCGAGTTCGCCCGTCGATACGCAGAGCGTCGTGCAAACGGCATCGGCAAGATCAAAACAACGCCCTACGTGTTCCCGCCTTCGAAGAACAGCGAGTACATCAAACAGACGTCGGACCTGCACAAACAGTGGAGGCCAGCGCTGAAGGCTTTAGCGCTGCCTCATCGGCCGCCGTACAACTGCCGTCATACTTATGCGACAATATGCTTAATGTCCAACATGAACCCCGCATTCATCGCTCAGCAGCTTGGCCACAGCGTCCAAATGTTGCTGACGACGTATGCGCGTTGGCTCAACTCAAGCTCAGACTGGGGGGAGCTGGAAAAGCTCCAGATTGGTATCAAATCGGTATCAGGCAAAAAAGACCAGCTCTAACCCATTGATAGGTAAGGTAATTGATCTCCACAGCTAACATCACGATGCAGTTCGGCGCCAAGCCGCTGTTCGAAAACGTTTCGGTCAAATTCGGCGCGGGTAACCGCTACGGCCTGATCGGCGCCAACGGTTGCGGCAAGTCGACCTTTATGAAAATCCTCGGCGGTGATCTCGATCCGTCCGGTGGTCAGGTCATGCTTGAGCCGAACGTACGCCTGGGCAAGTTGCGTCAGGATCAGTTCGCCTACGAAGAATTCACCGTGATCGACACCGTGATCATGGGTCACGAAGAGCTGTGGAAGGTC